ACATCGATTAAAACACAAAACGAAATAAAAAAGGCTCAGGCGGTGCAACACCTGAGCCAGGACCATCCGGTCCCTGGAGTAAATTAGTTTACATAAATATAACACCAGGGAGCCGGAAAGTCAAGCATCCGGCGGTTATGTACCGCTATATTTTTAACCTTTTTTTTGAGGGGACAAGATCCCCTTGCAGGCTTGATTAAACGTATTAGAGATGAGACGAGGGACACTTTTATGAAGTGTGGGTATATAAGGCAGACCTGGGACTGTGGGAACACCAGAGAAGTAGAAGAAAAACATACAGGAAGATATGGAGCCAGGGGACAGAAAAGACAGAAGAGGAGAAAAGCCACTCCAGAAGAGATCGCTAAACAGAACCAATGGAAAAGGGAACGGGATGTCCGCCGTCTGATTAAATGGAATTTCGGAATAGGAGATTACTGGTTCACACTGACATACAAGAAAGGATCACGCCCACCTTGGAAACAGATGCAGAAAGATATGTCAAAGTTTATCCGGAAGCTCCGGGACAAGTATAAAAAATATGGATGGGAACTGAAGTATATATACCGGTTAGAAATCGGGAAGAATGGAGGACCCCATGTACATATTTTAATCAATCGGAAGTCAAACGATGAAACAGACACAGGCCTGCTGGTAGAAACACTCTGGGAACATGGCCATGCACAGACAAAAAGGGTGTATGACGTTGATTCTGGAGAACTAGCACAGTACATAACCAAGCCGCTGCAGGATCATGAGCCGGAAGATCTGAAACGGTATCACCCGTCCAGGAATCTAATCCGCAAAGATCCAGAAAAAGAAGAGATAAACAGAAGAAGCTTGCTGGACAAGCATGGAAGGCCGCGAGATCCGAAGCCGCCAAAAGGCTGGGCGATCGTGCCAAACTCAGTAAAATGCGGAAAAAACAAGATAACAGGATACGCATACCGACATTACATATTGATCAAAACAGAAAAGAGAAGGAATTAACATGCAGCAAGTAAATGTTTTTATTGAGACAAGCAGCCGGTTTCGCGGAAATGTGGAAAGAAAATGCGGATATGTGCTGTCGACTCAGCTCCGGACAGGGAAAGCGACAAGGGAGCATTTTGGAAGGGTAACTGGAACATATCATCAGGCCATATTGCTTACCATGGTGGATGCATTGGATCACATGACGAGAACCTGTGACGTGTGCTTTTACATAAGCGATCTGTATGTTACAAGTCGCCTGGGAAAGATCACGGAAATGGCCGGATCCGGCTGGTTGGACACAAAAGGAAAGCCAATCGCGAACAGAGAGGAATGGCGCAGACTGTTTAAAGCTATAAATCAGCTTCCGGATCCACACAAAATCTCTGCAAAAACAGAGAAACACAGTTATTCCGCATGGCTGCGAGAGGAGATGAAGCACCGTGAATGTGGAAGAATACTGGGGCAGGGGCTGGAGCCTGCGCCCGGAACAGGACATATTAACAATGGAATGTCTGGGTACCATTACTAAATCAGGTACCCGGTTTACATACTACAAAGACGAAAAAGGAGGAATATGGTTTGATGATGAACCGATCGGAGGAAAACCAGAATGGATGCAGAGAGCAGACAAGGAACGAAGACGAAGGCATAGACGGCATCCTTGAGAAATTAATGGCATATGTCTGCGATGAATTGTGCTGGTTTCGAGAAGAAATGCAGGGAGATTTGATGGACAGGATATGCGGACGTTGCGGATTACAACAGTATGCTGACAGAATCCGGGAGGAATATGAGAAGATCAATAACTTTGATAAGAGCCAGACCGGTCAGCTTATGAACAGATATCGTAAGATCACACTCTGCAAAGACTGCAGGTACAGAGCTAAAGGAAAGTCAGGATATCACTATTGTAGAGGGTTTGGCCTTCCAGCTGTACAGTTGAGAGAAAATGATGGATGCAGCATGGGAGAGGAAAGATAAGGAGGATATCATGAGAACAATAGCAATCATCAATTTAAAGGGCGGTGTGGCCAAGACCACATCAAGCATTAACATCGCATACATACTGATGCGGAAAGGATACAAGGTGCTTCTGGTTGATAATGACAAGCAGGGGGACTGTTCACGTGGAATGAACCGCCGTACCCAGGATGGGGAAGGGATTGACCGGATCATGGTAGACCGGCATCCGGATATGGAAAAACTGATCAACAAGACTGACTATCTGCATCTGGATATCATCACAGCAAACCTTGGTCTCCTGACTGCAAACATGGAAGTAACCATGGACCGTGTACGCCCACAGCAGAACCGGTTGAGAAAGGCACTGCAGCAGGTAGCCGATAATTACGATTTCTGCGTGATCGATAATGCTCCGGATATCAATGTGTCGGTGATCAACGCCCTGACTGCCGCAGACGATGTCCTGATTCCGGTAGAAGTAGATGATAACACGCTGGAAGGTATGAACGAGCTTCTGGATCAGATCGATGATGTAAAAGAAGAATTGAATCCGGATCTGAAGAACGTGCGCTGCTTTATAACAAAATATCAGAAATTCAACCAGGCGCACCTGCAGGGAGCGGAGATCATAGAAGAACAGTACCCGATCATGAGAACGAAGATACGCTTTTCCGGTGTAGTAGCAAGGAGCACATTCGTGCGCATGCCTGTAGCCCTGCACAGTCCCAGATCAGCGGCAGCAGAAGACTATGAAACCCTTGTGAATGAGTACCTGGATATGATTGGAGATGAAGACGATGGCGAAATTTGATCTGAAAGGACTTCTCAATGACAGATCAGTCCCGGACCGGCAGCAGGACCAGAAGATCGTATACCGAAATCCAAAAGATCTGATCCCGTCAGAAGAAAACTTCTACAACACAGAGAAGCTTGAAAGGCTGAAACAGTCGATCAAGCTTCTGGGGATCCTTCAACCGCTCCTGATCGAGAACAGGGATGGGAAGGATTACGTTATAGCCGGCCATTGCCGCCGGAAGTGCTGTATTGATCTGCTCAATGAAGGAAATGACAGATTCAGCCGGGTTCCATGTATATATAAAACACAATCGAAACTGGAACAGGATGCGGGTCAGGAAAACGACATAGTACGCCAGATCATGATCATCCAGGCGAACTGTTATCGTGATAAATCCGACTGGGAAAAAATGACTGAAACGCTCAAGATGGAAGGCCTTGTGAAAGAACTCCGTGAGAAATCACAGATGGAAGGAAAGACAAGAGACATCCTGAAAGACCTGATCGGAACATCCGGTGGCCAGTTGGGAAGATATCATGCAATCAGCACAAACCTCTGCGAACAGCTGATGTCAGAATTTGAAGAAGACAGGATTAAGATTTCCGTGGCCTATGAAGCGTCCAAACTCAACAGAGAGTATCAGAAACAGGCCTGTGAGTTATACGAAGAAACAGGAATCCTGACACTGGACGATATCAGAGACCTGTACCGGCAGCAGGAAGCAGAGAAAGGTATTCCTGGCCAGATGACCATCGAAACAGCAACAGGCCAGAATCGGCCGCCGGAAGATGATACGGAGATTCCGGCAGAGACACAGATTGAGCGTTTCTATGAGAGCACAAACAAGAACATGAAGAACTACATCATCCAGGAAGACAAGAACATGACCATCTTCATGCTTTCGAACTTGTATGGATCAGCACGTGTCCGAAACGGACACCTCAATTACCAGGGATCAACCGCCGGGATCACCTTTAATCCAGGAAGGGTATTTGAACACGAGCTGTCCTGGCAGTCCCTTGCCAAGATCCTGATCGGGAAGTATGGGCATAAGAAACCGGTCAAGATGGTACCTGTAGATACACCGGATAATGCAGAATACACAATATCGGCAGCAGTGAAAGCATTCTGTGGGGCATATCCTGAAAAATTAAAAACAATCATGAGAATATGCAGGCTATACAATAACAATGGAGAAGCTGCCAGAGCAGTGCAAAAGAGGATTGCGCCGCATGGATATCACGGATGTACCGGACCTGAGGTAGGCTATACATTCATGAGCTTTAACGCAGGACTGGAGATTGAGGTTGGCAAAGAAAAAGTGTCCATGAAGTACGGAAGGTTGATTGCAGAAGCAAAGAAACTTTACGATCCATGTGATTCTAAGTTCAATGAAGAAGAACGCTGCCAATCAGTAGCGGAAACACCGGACGAAAAGCAGCACGATTTTGTTGAAGATACCAAAATCACAGATCATTTCAGTGATACCACCGAGATGCCAGATGCCTGGCCGCCGGAACTGAAGGACATCCCAATTCCAACGGAAACAGAAATAATGGGATATTTGTACGATGAAGAGCGAAAACTCAGGGAAATTCTTGAAGTGGAAAAAGAAGAACCTGGGATGCCGCACATGGAGATTATGAGACAGCAATTAATCACAGCAGGATTGAGATTGATCAAGAATCTTGTCGAAGATTGTCGAGAAGAATAAACAAGGGTGTTTTCGAAAAACCGATTAACATATAAACCCATCAGTCCTGCCGCATGAGCCTGTCAGAAATGCGGCAGGGGAAAGGAGGGTGTCCGATTCGGACACACGGAAAATGAATTACGATAACTTGAAATTCCCAAAACAGGGAAAGAAAAAAAGAAAGAGGTCAAAAGCTTGGAAATATCCATGCAAAAGAAAGAGGGAAAGTATTATTCCTGGAGATAGAAAAGATAGATGTTACATATGCGGAAGTCATATAAACATAGAAAATCATCATATTTTCTTCGGAAGTAGAAACAGAGATAATTCAGACTGGTGTGGCCTTACGGTTCATCTGTGTCTAGAACATCATAAAGAAGGCAGGATATCTGCTCATAAGTACCGGGAAGTTAACGATGCACTAAAGCGGATTGCACAGAAAGCGTTTGAAGAGAAAATCGGCAGTAGAGAAGATTTTATGCGAATATTCGGAGAAAACTGCCTGGAGGAAGAAAATGAGAAAGAGGATGAACCTGTATAAGGTAGTAGACCAGAACGGGAAGCAAGTGTTTGAGAATCTTCTGACGGCTAAACAGGTCACAGAAAAGACCGGCTGCACAAAGAATAATGTAGCACAGGCGGCAGCCAATTTTGCTCTTGTGAATAAGAAGTATCGAATTATCCCGGAAGACATCAAGCTGAGTAAAGCATTAGATGTTGAGCTCCTGGCAGAATGGGACAGGTATCGGAAGTGGATGCTGAAGGCAGTAGGGAGGATGAAGTGAACAAAAGGCAGAAAAAGAAACTGTTCAACAGAAAATGTGGATACCGGCTTGTAAAGCTCCCACACAATTTCCAGACGTGGGTATTCCAATATTACACTGGTATCGGAGCAGTAACATACAAACGCATTTGCACAGAGAAAATCCCAGACAGAGCGAAATGCTTGATAAACACCAGAAACGTGGAGAATTTCAACCGGATCATGGCAGAAAGGAGAAAATGATGGAGAACACATGTAAAACCTGCATCAACAACGATGATGGTCTTTGCGACCGCAAAGGAATCCTTGTAGAAGATGAAGATTTCTGTGAGTATCACTGGGCAGCAGGAAAGAAGATCAGAATGAAAAGACATGAGAAGAAGATGGATATCACACCAGAACTGATGCTGTCAGCATATAACACGCTGATACAGGGATGTAAAAGCCGGCCGGCCAGTGAAGATGGAACCTGCAGCAACTGCATCTTGTATCAACACTGTCCAGGTACATCAAATCTTCTTCCGGAAGACTGGCAGGAGATACACTATCCGTTTTTGACAGGAAACACACTGCATTACATAAAAGCCGGCAAGGTCAAGCAGATTGTATTTGCCAGACGGGAAGATGCAGAGGAAAGACTTGCGGAAATGAAAGAAGGTGTGAAATGAGTTATAAGAACAACGAAGGCTATCCAGATCCGACAGCTGGCAAGGCAGTCCGGTCAGCTGGTAGGATGCCGACACATATCTACAATGCCTTTTGTGTCCTGAATAATACGGCAGGTCTGCTGGGGTTGGAGATTACAGGGCTGAGGGATAAAAAAACGGGTCGTGAATGGCCACAGAGGAGGTGAGAATGATGTGGGTAATATTTCTTGGTTCCGGCATGGTGTTCGGAGCCGCAGCCCTGGTACTGATCTGGATAGGAAGCAGAGTGATCCTGTCAATTAGGCGGCAGCAGAAGAAGTTTGAGATTGAAGATGAAACATACAACAAAGTAAAAGAAGCTATCAAAGAAAAGGAGAACAAAAATGAAAAGTAAGATTATTATCGGAACCGTGGCAGCAGTAGCAGTTCTTGGCGGAGGATACACTGTATCAAGAATGGATTTTATCGGCACAGGTAAAGTTGGTATCGTCTACAACTATAAAGATGGAGTACAGGACACAGTACTCACCCCGGGAATGCATTTTATCGCACCGATGAACAAAGTAAAGGAATTCAGTACCAGCAACGAGATCCTTGTTCTCACAAAGGACAAAAGGGACGGCAGTAAAGAGGATGATTCTTTTAAAGTGGCCACATCAGACGATGCCAGCATTGCAGTATCTTTCCAGATGAGTTACCGATACGATCCGGATACAGTGATTGATACATACAAACGTTTCAAGGGAATGGACGGGGAAGATATTATCGAAAACCGTGTCAAAACTGTTTTGAAGTCAAAGATTTCTGAGGTTACAACCGATTATTCAATGATGGACATCTATTCCGGAAACAGATCCGAGCTGAATAACGCTATCACGGAATATCTTAACAAAGATTTTCATAAAAAATACGGCATTGAAGTCCTGGATGCTTCCATCGTAGATGTGCATCCGGATAAAAAGCTGAAGCAGGCCATTGATAATAGAGTGACAGCCTTGCAAGAGAAACAACAGGCTCAGGCAGAGCAGGAAAAGGTTAAAGTCCAGAAAGAAACAGAAAAACTCCAGGCTGAAGCAGATGCCCAGATCGAACTGACTAAGGCAAAGGCAGACGCAAAGAAAGCTAAGGTTAAAGCAGCAGCTGAAGCAGAAAACACAAAAACCAAGGCAAAAGCACAGGCAGAGGCTAATAAAGAACTCAGTGCATCCATTACAGATGAATTGATCAAAATGAAGGAGGCAGAAGCTCACTACAAAAACGGCTGGGTTACAGTCCAGGGAGCCGATGCCGTGATCGCGGATAAATAAAAGAAATGCAGAGAAAGCCGGGAGCATACACGTTCCCGGCTAAAAGCATCGAAAGGGGAGGATACCAGTGGGCGAGATCAAGATCACCAGGAAGCTTCTGGATAACTACAGAAAGTTAAAGAGGGAAATACCGGTCCTCAGCATGGAACTGGCTGAAATGAAACAGGGGGAGGCTGGTCTTGGAAACAGTACGATATTTGACTACACCACCGGCTTTGCGCGACCACAGAGTGTAGTTGGATTCGACCAAGCACGATATGACCGGAGAAAGCACACATACGATCATAAAATGGCACAGGCGGCAGCAGTGGAACGATGGATCCAGAGCATTGAAGATGGCCAGACAAGATATGTGTTCAAGGCATTTTACCAGCAGGGAATGACCTGGGAGAAGATAGCAGAAAAGACAGGATATTCCCAGAGCCCGGATTATCCAAGGCTCTATATCAGAGATACATATTTGAAAAAATGTGAGATTAAGTAAAAAATATCGTTTATATCGGAAATATCGTTATACAATACAATAGAAGCCAAAGGCGCAGAGACGACGAGGCTCATTCTCGCAACAAGCTGCCAGAGCCAGCCTACACCCTGGCGGCGATAATCCCTTAAATATAATTTACAGAAAGAACTTCGTAGAAATTACGGGGTTCTTTTTGTGTAAATTTCCAATATGGACACATAGGAACAGATGTTCTATAATATAAACACCTTATAAGATATGATTCAGAAATATTGTTTGTTGAAAAATGTCAAATGATGGAGTATGATTTAAGCAAATTATATTTTATGGGGGAAACGTATGGAATACAAAAGAACAATACAATTTCGTTATTTCAGAGTGCTTTGCAAAGAAAAAGGTAATGATAATAAATGGGGACCTTTAAAAATTTATGATTTAGTTAAATGGATTGCAAAGATAGATGCAGATCAAAAGTTAAAGAAATCTATTAAATTTGGTAATACACTTGCACGAATAGAGTGTTTTAGTCATTCAGAAGATGATGATTTTTGGGGAATACATTTGATAAAATTGCGAGATACGAATATTCCTACGAAGGTTAAGGAAAATGAAGCATCAGAACCTGTAGAACTTGAAGATGATGAATATCTGGGAGAGGATATTACTTTATTATATGAAAAATGTAGTAGTATATTAATGGTTCAGATGAATAGATTTTCATTAGGGATAACAAAATTAACGGAATTTATAAATTATACAAATGACAATGAGTGTATAGAAATTTATATAAAACCAATTGCAGAAACAGATAAGTTGAGTAAACTGAAAAATCGAAATTATAAAAGTATAGATATTACATTTGCAAATTTGGACAAATGGAAAGCTTCGGATAATCGTAGTTCTTTGGCAAGTATTATAGATTCAATAAAGGCAACCGGAGGACTTGTGGGATCTGTAAAGATTGGTTTGGGATATTCAAGAAAATCTGTGTTGTATAGAAATGAATCAAAAGAAATGGTTGAGAGTATTTTGGAAAACAAAGATTTTATAAAGAGTGCAAAAGTTAAAGTAAGTGACGATGATGAAAAAGGTACAGAGATTATTGATTTGTTTGAAGAAATATATCATGATTATATACCATTTACTTTACAAAGTAAAAAATCATTAGAGTATCGAGATGCATTTGCAGCTATGAGATATTATTACAAAAAACGCAGAGATGTATTATATAAGGCTATTAAATATAATAATTAGAGAGGAGGCAATGAAAGAAACTATGAAATATTATTGTGAAAGAATGTATCCATATGTAGTTTCTTTTGCAATTACCTGTCTGTCTATTGTTGGAAAAATTGATATTATTCATAATAAGGATATGAATAGTGCACTAGATGGAGTTAATACATTTGCGGCATTAATAATTGGATTTTTAGGAGCGATGTTGCCAGTTGTGTTGGGAATGAAAAATGAATCCAAAATTGTTAAATATGTTTTTGAAAAAGATGTAAAGAAATTGTTTTTAAAATATATTAAATCTACTATAAAGGTTGGATTAATACTTGTATGTGTGACAATTGGTTTGTATTTTAGAGACTCATTTTCAAGCAAGACAATTTCTAAGGTAATTTATTTATGGGTTTTTCTTTTAGGAGTATTTGTATTATGTACATATAGGTGTTTATCGAATATGTTAAATTTGATTTTTTCAAGAGACTCTGACTTAGAAAATGCTTTAATGATGGGGAATTCTTCTATAAAAACAAAAGAAGAAAATAATTTGGAAGAAAAATATAGTTTGAAAAATTTTGACAACAAATCATAGGATATTAAGCAACGCAGAAAGGCACCCTTCGGGGTGCTTTTCTAATGCAATTTTTCATACAGCATACATACCTTACGCATGGATTCGCTGTATGTAAGTGTTAACACACCTCCTTTCGGCGTGGCGGCAATCGGCTGTCACTATGGTGCCGGCAGGACTGTAATTTACAAATATCAAAAACGAAACGAATGAGAGGTGGTGAGGCTTGCCAAGAGCACCAGATCAGAGAGTTGAAGATGCCAGAAAGCTATATGCTTCTGGAGCGAAATTAATTGAAGTTTCTCAGAAGCTCGGAATCCCGGTAGGGACGATCCGAAGCTGGAAAAATAGATACAAATGGGATAATGCAACGTTGCAAAAGAATAAACGCAACGTTGCGAAAAAGAAGGGCGGACAGCCCGGAAATAAAAATGCGGAGGGGCATGGAGGAACCGGCCCGCCAGGAAATAAGAATGCAGTCAGGACAGGAGAGTTTGAAACTCTCTTTTTTGATACCCTGGAACCGGAAGAAAGAACGTTGGCAGAGATGATCAGGCCAGACAAAGAGCAGCTGCTTCTCAGAGAAATCCAGCTTCTTGCAGTCAGGGAACGCCGGATGCTGAAAAGAATCCAGTCTCTCCGTGAACTGGAAGCACAGACAGGATCTGAAGAAGATTCGGTACCATGCGGAATGTCTGTAACAGAATATACTTCCGGTATTGAAAAAGGAAAACAAACAGAACTTCGAAAGTACGAAGGCATCCTTGGCCAGCTCCAGGCCATAGAGGATGCTCTGACCAGAGTGCAGGCCCGGCAGCAGAAAGCAATCGAGATGCTGCATAAGTTTGGTTATGACGATGCAAAGCTGGAACTTGCAACCATGCAGCTTGAATTTGAGATGCTGAAGCAGGATAACCAGGCAGAAGAGATCACAGATGATGGTTTCCTGGAGGCAATGAATGCAACAGCGCAGGATGTCTGGGGTGATGAGAATGTATGAAAAACTCAAAACTCTGAAAGATAAGCTGCAGAAGATGAAAACCAACAGAGCCAACAGGCAGATAGGCCAGACGTTTCATTTTTCTCCGTTCTCAAGAAAACAGAAACAGGTCCTGACCTGGTGGTGCAAAGAATCTCCAGTTCATGATATGGACGGAGTTATCGCTGATGGAGCAATCCGATCAGGAAAAACAATCAGCATGTCTTTATCATTCGTTATGTGGGCCATGAGTACCTTCACTGGACAGAACTTTGCCATGTGCGGAAAGACCATAGGATCCTTCCGGAGAAATGTTCTGTTCTGGTTGAAACTGATGCTCCGGTCAAGAGGATATTCCATCACGGATCACAGGGCAGACAACCTTCTGACCATCCGAAAAGACGGAAAAGAAAATTACTTTTACATATTCGGCGGCAAGGATGAAAGATCTCAGGATCTTATCCAGGGAATCACCCTGGCCGGCGTGTTCTTTGATGAAGTTGCCCTGATGCCGGAATCCTTTGTGAACCAGGCAACAGGCCGATGCTCTGTAAAAGGCTCAAAGTTCTGGTTTAACTGCAACCCGGATGGCCCGTATCACTGGTTTAAACAGAACTGGATAGATAAATCTACCGGATATCTGGGAAAAGAAGAAACTACCCGGAGGATGCAGCAGGCGGCCGCGGCGGGGAAAGATCCCGGTCTGAAAGATATTCTGTATCTTCACTTCACTATGGACGATAACCTGTCCCTGGATGAAGAGATCAAAGCCAGATACAGGAGTATGTACGTTGGAGTATTCTTTAAACGTTACATTATGGGACTGTGGGCGGCAGCAGAGGGAATCATCTACGACATGTTCGACGAGAACAAACATGTCCAGGATATCAAAGATTTCTATCAGCTGCTGGTCAACGGGAACAGGTATGTTTCCTGTGACTATGGTACACAGAACGCAACGGTATTCCTGCTGTGGAATAAAGGAACCAACGGGAAATGGTACTGCATCCGGGAGTATTACTACTCCGGAAGAGACAAAGGTAAACAGAAAACAGATTCAGAATATGCAGACGACCTGAAAGAGTGGCTGGATGGAACCAAGATTAAAGCGATCATCGTGGATCCATCGGCCGCTTCTTTTATTGCAGAACTCCGGAAACGGGGATATAAGGTCCTGAAAGCCAACAATGATGTTCTGGATGGAATCCGGCTGGTTGGAATGCTTCTGAACCTGGAGAAGATTGTCTTTGCTTCTTCCTGTAAAGAAACCATAAAAGAATTTGCTTCTTACATCTGGGATGAGAAAGCCCTGGAGAGAGGAGAAGACAAACCGGTGAAACAGTGGGACCATTGTCTCGACAGCACACGCTATATGTGCAGCACCATAATCGGCAGAAAAGCAGCACGTTTCCGAGAGATAAGGAGGTGAGAAAAATATACACATTTACAATACCGAGAGAAAGTTTCGATGAGTTAAATCCGGATAAGCAGGTGATCCGCCAGCTGATCAGCAAACACATCAGTAAGGTGGACCGGCTGAAGAAGAATATGTCCTACTACGAAGGAAAGCACAAGATCCTGGATGAGACCAAACGGGAAAACCGCCTGGTGTGCAATCATGCAAAAGACATCTCTGATACAGCCAGCAGCTATTTCATCGGCAATCCAGTGACTTATAAATCTGAGAGAGACATCAAGCCTCTTACAGATGCACTGGAGCTGGCCGGAGCAGATGAGACAGACGGAGACAACGGTCTGGAGGCATCCATCTACGGTCTGGCTTATGAATATGTCTATGTGAAGGAAAACGAGAACAACCTGCAGACCAAGAACCTGTCTGCGGAAAATACCTTCATGGTAAAAGACGACAGCATAGAGGAAAACGAACTCTTTGCTGTCTATTATTATATCCGGGAAGATGATTCCGGGAAGCTTCCGGACCACTATATGGCCACAGTGGTGACCACGAACTATAAGTACGAGCTGGACATCGAGAACAGCAATACGATCCAGGCAACCACAGAGCCGGCGGTGCCCCATTATTTTGGTGAGATCCCGATCATCGAATACCTGAACAATAAACTGGCCATCGGAGATTTTGAACTGCAGATCCCACTGATCGATGCATACAATGCGCTGATGAGCGATCGTGTGACCGATAAGGAGCAGTTTATTGATGCAATCCTGGCTATCTATGGAACATTGCTGACCGATGAGGACGAACCGAACACTGAGGATGAAGACGAGAGCATCCGAAAGGCCAAGGCCCGTCTTAAAAAGTACAAGGTTCTTGAGATGCCGGACACAGCCAAAGCAGAATATCTGACTAGGACTTTTGATGAAAGCGGTGTGGAGATTCTTAAGAAAGCCATTGAGCAGGATATCCATAAGTTTTCCCACATTCCCTGTATGTCAGATGAAAACTTCGGAGGGAATGTAAGTGGTGTGGCTATGGAATTCAAGCTCCTGGGCATGGAAAACATCACAAAGATTAAGACCAGATATTATAAAAAAGGTCTGAGAAAAAGAGTTCGGATATTCTGTAACTATCTGGCTTTGCATGGGATCAGCATCGATTCATCCGGGATCACGATGACGTTTACCAGAGCATTGCCGAAAAATCTCCTGGAGATATCCCAGATCGTGGCAAATCTGTGGGGAAAGGTAAGCCGTAAGACCTTGCTTTCCCAGGTCCCGTTTGTGGATGATGTGGATGAGGAACTGAAAGCCCTGGAAACAGAGGAAGAAGAGAATCTGAAGCGGCAGCAGGAAGTCTTTGGATTGCAGGACAATACGCCACCGGAGCAGGATCCTGATGATGGGGAAAAAGTAAATGAGTAGGAAATACTGGGAACAGAGATCTGCCTGGGATATGTATCAGTTTATGGAGGATGCAGAAGAAACAGCAGATTTCATTGCCAGAGTATACCGGAAAGCCTCTCTCCAGCTGGAATATGCCGCAAGAGATATCTTTGAAAAGTTCATGACAAAATATGGTCTGTCAGAAACAGAAGCCTGGCAGATTATAAATTCCATCCAGGATAAAAACTCCATTGATCAGCTGAAACAGGAACTCCAGAACAGGAAAAGGGACAGTGAGATCCTGAAACAGTTGGAAGCTCCGGCGTACCGTGCAAGACTGGAACGCTTGCAGGATCTTATGACACAGGTAGATGCAGTGATGCAGCAGGTGTATCAGCAGGAGAAACAGTTCGATACCAAACTTCTGGAGCAGCTTGGAGAAAAAGCGTATTATCATTCCATCTACAATATGCAGAAAGAAACTGGCCTGGCATTCAGTTTTTCTCATGTAAGCAGGAAGCAGATCGACCAGGCTCTGCAGATGAAATGGTCCGGAAAACATTTTTCAGACCGTATCTGGCAGAACACGCAGCAACTTGCAGATTCTTTGAAGGATGAACTGCTGATCAGTCTCCTTACCGGCCGGACAGACCGGGAAACAGCAGAATCCATTCAGGCCCAGTGCGGAGGGGGAGCAAAGCAGTCTAGGCGAGTAGTCAGAACAGAATCCTGTTACATGGCAGGAGAACTGACTGCACAGAGCTATATTGACTGCGGGATCAAGAATTATCGCTATGTGGCAGTGCTGGATCTTCGTACCAGTGAGATCTGTCGGGAACTGGATGGAAAGGTTTTTCCGGTGAAAGACCGGAAGGCCGGAGTGAACTATCCGCCCATGCATCCGTATTGCCGCTCCACAACGATTTCTGTCATAGATGATAAAATCCTCAGAAACATGAAAAGAAGCGCCTACAATCCGGAAACAGGGCGTACAGAGATGGTTCCTGCGGATATGACCTATAAACAGTGGTATGAGAAATACGTCAAAGGAAATCCAAAAGCAGAAGCCCAGGAAAAGGCAGTCAAGAATGCTGCATCAGACAGGAAACAGTATGATCAGTATCGGGAACTCCTTGGAAAAGACATGCCGAAACATTTTGCAGACTTCCAGGAAATGAAGTATAATGAACCTGAGAAGTGGGAACTGCTCAGGACTTATGCTCGTTCGGTGAAGAACGGAATGATATCTCCACTATCCGGTTTTAAGAATTATCAGAAGATCTATGATGAAATCAATAAAAAAGTTGTTGGAGTCAAAACTTCTGAGGGAACCGAAGTAACCAGACAGAGCAAACACTTCATGGAGAGAGTGATTGGAACCATGAAAGATCCTAAAACTGGACGACCACGATCGGGAGTATCGGTGGAAGGAATAAAGGATGCGCTGGAGAAACCGGCGAAGGTATTTCCTGTGAGAACGGATCCTGGTGGAGAAAAAAGTCAGAAATATATGGGCAGAAACGGAACAGTTTCAGTAGATCCAGATACGGGAGTTCTGATTCAATGTAATCCAACAGATTCAGATTATGTGAGGAGAATAAGAAATGGAAATGCGAAGATTTGAACTAACGAATGAACAAATTGAATTTCTTAAAGAAATGTATCCTGACAATGAACTTGTTCAGAGAGTACTGAGTCATGAAAACAATGGAGTATTTGAAGTAGATGTGGATACCAAAATTGATTTTATGGAGTACATGGAAGATGAGTCGGTATATTGGATGAATCCACATCATGAGCCATCAGCAAAAACATATATGCTCGAATCAATAAGGGATGATATTTATTATCAGACCAACTGATACCACCAGTCAGAAATGGCCGGTGGTCTTTTTATACCCATTTTTAAGAATTGCGCCGGCGCCAACGGAGGGGAGGTGAAGAGAATGAAAGTAAAATGCATCAAAAGATACAGCGACATCTGCTTGAAAGAAATCGTCGAGAAGGGAACTGTTCTGGAAGTAACAGAAAGCAGAGGGGAACATCTGATCAGCGAGGGTGTTGCAGAGGCAGTAAGAGAAGCAAAGGCAGCAGCCAAAGGGAAGGAATAGGTGATCCAATTATCTCCCGGTGAGACGCAGGGTGAAGCGTCTTATTTTTTATGCCTTTTTCCGCCAGGCGTTAAAGAAGCGGATTCCACAAACTGAATAGCCCGGGCGTGCGAACGAATAGGCTGGGCAGAAAGGAAAAGACATGAGAAACAAAGTGTTCAAAGCAATGTGCAAAGTTCCGATGAACCTGCAGTTATTCGCAGAAGGTGGAGACGGTGCTGGGGCCAGTGAGGGCAATGGCGGCGGATCTGGCGAAGGTACAGGCGGCGAGGGTAGAGATAATCCTCCATCTTTTGATGACTTCCTGAAAACAGGCAGTAATCAGGCAGAATTTGACAGACGTGTCCAGAAGGCAGTCAATACGGCAGTGACAAACGCACAGGAGAAGTGGCAGGCACTGACGGATGATAAGCTTTCCGAAGCTGAGAAATTGGCCAAGATGACCAAGGAAGAAAAAGCGCAGTACATGCAGAAGAAAAAAGAAAAGGAACTTTCCGACAGGGAGGCAGCAATAACCAGAAGTGAGCTCATGGCAGAAGCAAAGAACAACCTGTCAGACGAAGGACTTCCGGTGGAGCTTGCAGAAGTACTGAATTATACAGATGCAGATGCCTGCAAGAAATCAATGGAAACTGTCAAGAAAGCATTCCAGACTGCAGTTGAGAAAGCAGTCGATGAGAAGCTGAAGGGCGGCAAGCCTCCGAAAAAAGCACCAGGAACAAATACACAGGAAGCCCTTGAAAAGCAGGTTTACAATGCGATGATGGGTATTTTTTAAAGGAGAGTGAATAAACAATGGCAATCAATACTTTAACAACAGCAACCTTATTTATGACACAGCTTGATAAGATCGCTGTCCAGGAAGCAACCACTGGCTGGATGGATGCCAATGCCGGTCAGGTGATCTATAACGGTGGATCTGAAGTAAAGATCCCGAAAATGAGCGTTCAGGGAATGGGCGACTATGACCGTGAGGCTGGATACCAGCGCGGCTCCGTTACCCTGGAGTACGAGACCAGAAAAATGACACAGGACCGTGGCCGTCTCTTCCAGTTGGATCCGATGGATATCAATGAGGCAAACTTTATCCCGACTGCCGGTGCAGTTATGGGAGAGTTCCAGAGGACACAGGTAGTTCCGGAGATCGATGCGTACCGTATCAGCAAGCTGGCTACAGAAACACTCACTGCAGATAAAGCAGGAATGATCGGAGAATCTTATGTACCGGGAACTGCTTCTACATCTGCTCTGCGTAAGCTGAAAGAAGGGATCAAAGCGGTAAGAGAAAACTATAACGGAGCTCTTATCTGCCAGGCAACACCGGACTTTATTATGGAGCTGGAACTGGAACTTGCGGGCAAGATCACTGCAGTGACCTTCTCTAAAGGTGGAATTCAGACACAGGTTCCTTCTGTAGATGGTGTACCGCTGGTTTCCACACCTTCCAACCGTATGTACACAGCTATCAAGATCAATAACGGTAAAGATAGCGGACAGGAAAAAGGCGGATATGAAAAAGGAACATCTGCAAAGAACCTGAACTTCTTCATCTGCCCTGTAACCACGCCGATCGCTGTCACAAAACAGGATATCATGCGTATCTTCGACCCGACAACAAACCAGAAATTGAACGCATGGCAGATGGATTACCGCCGTTTCCATGATATGTGGATTCTGGATAATAAACTGGATTCCATCTATCTGAGCATCCAGGAGGCGAAAGCATGAGGCTGATCCGTAAAAATGTAGAAAGAGAAGCGGAAGGATCTGCAGCAGAAAAGCTGATCAGTGATGGCTTCACACCGATGAAAAAAGCCACACCAGACACAGTACCGGAAGAGAAAATCGGTAAGGATATCGAGGATATGACAGTTGAAGAATTGAAAACTCTTGCAAAGGAGAAAGGACTGACCGGTGTCTCCTCCCTGGCAAAAGCGGACCTTCTGGCAATCCTGAAAGGGTGATACGATGGCATCAGCAGAAGATATCAAAAAGCTGAAGATCCTGACCGGAGAAAAGAATGAGGAACTTCTGTCGGTCCTTCTGGATGAAGCTGAAGCTTTCGTGCTGTCCTACACCAACCGCAAACAGTTAAGGACCGGGCTGGAAAAAGCAGTCCGGGACCTTGCTGTGATCGCTTTGAACCGGATGGGAACAGAGGGGGAAAAGTCCAGAAGTGAGGGTGGAGAGAGTTATACCTTTGAGGATGCGCCGAAACAGATCTACGACACGCTGAACCGGTATCGCCTGGCCAGAGTAGGAGGAAAGACTTATGAGGCTGAGAAGAAGCAGACTTGAGGGATTTTTCCATAAGAAAATGACGGTAAAGAAAGATAAGGAAGGCAGTACCAGCGAGGAATACGGTACTGCCTCTTCTGTTACCGGAGAAAGCTGGCCGGCATCCGGAAAAGTACAGGTTGAGCAGTACGGCCAGAGACTGAATTATATCCGGAATATCCGGATACAGGGAAGCTATAAGATCCAGACGGATGAAAAAGGCCGGCTGCATTATATCCTGGAAGATGGAACGGATATAGAGGAACGGGACGGGATTTGTCTATATGTGGCAGCAGATCAGCTTCCAGACTATCGGATCATATCCATCAAACCATATCGTTTCCTTACCATGGAGGTGGAAAAGATATGAGTGTAAATGGATTTGATGAAGTGGAGAAAACTTTGCAGGAGGTGTCCGAGTTGGACACCCGGCAGGCAGTTGGAGAAGCAATCCAGTTTGTACGGTCAGCAGCAGTTGAGAATTGCCATGCAGATACCGGAGAACTCCGGCAGAGCATTTTTGCCGAAACCACAGAGGAAGAAAACACTGTCACAGGGATCTGCTGGACAGACAAAGCTTATGCTCCATACATAGAGTTCGGAACCGGACCGAAAGGCCAGGAGAAACATGCCGGCATCTCTCCGGAAGTAACTCCGGTCTATACTCAACAGCCATGGTGGATCCATGAAAGCCAGATAGACAGAAGAGTGGCCGAAAAGTACCGTTGGCCATATATAGACACGCCGGATGGAAGATTCTATAGATGCAGCGGAAATCCGGCCTATCCGTTCCTGTATCCGGCTATGAAGGATAACGAAGAACAGATCTTAAAGATGCTGGGCGGAAGCCTTGCGTCAGATTTGGAGGATATATGAAGAATGTAAAAGATCAGGTGTACGCGGCACTGTGCACGGTGTCCGAAAATGTTTCAGATGCTTATCCACGTTCCTGGGCGGAGGGCTCAATGATCCAGTATACCGAAGAGCAGAACGATGTATACGAAGCCAGCTCCGATGCTGAAGGAATGAGAGAGGATAAAGCCCTTGTAAGATACCGGATTGATATCTGGAACAATCACAGCACTTCAGAAGCAGCTCTGGAGGTAGATGAAGCAATGAAAGTGACTGGCCTGAAACGGATCGCATGTGCAGATGTGCCGGATCCGTCAGGGATGAAGCATAAACAGATGCGCTACGAAGGGATCATTGATATGGATTCTGACAGCGTGTACTGGAGATAAGGAGGAATAGCGATGTTAGCAAATGGAGCAACATTAGGTTACAGAAAACACACAGCTGGAGAAAACTCTGCAGCTTACACAGATCTTCCAGGACTGAAAGAGATACCGGAAGTCGGAGTGGAACTGGATAAGGAGGAAAACACCTGCCTTACAGATCCGCACAAGATGTACGAGGAAGGCATTGGAGACCTTCCGGATATGAAGTACAAATGGAAGTACGACAACAGTAAAGCCGGAAGTCCGTACAGGCTTATGAGAGATGCAGCAGACAAAAAAGAGATCTGGGATTTCCAGGAAAAAACAAAAGATGGAACAGTTACCGAGTTTACTGCACAGTTTTCCGTAAAACGTACAGGCGGTGGAGTAAATGGAGTGATCGAGTTTGAGACGACCATGGCCGTACAGTCTGAGATCAACCAGACAGATCCGGCGTAAGGAGGAATAAAAGATGATGAATTTTGAAGGTATTCAGGATCTGGGCGGAGCTTCTGCCCAGAATGAGACACAGACTCCGGAGGAAAAAGTAGTCAATCTGGAGGAGCAGAAGAAAAAGAGACAACCCTTTGCTTATTGGAATGTAGGTGGCAGGAGTTTCAAGATGAAACTGAAAGCTTCCGGGATCGGACGCCTGGAAAATAAGTACAGACAGAATCTCATGAATATGATCGATGATATTCCGCCGCTTTCTGTGATGCTGACGATCATCCAGGAAGCAATGTCTCCGTGGGAGCATGGGATTGATTATCAGGATGTGCAGAAGCTGTATGACGCATGGATCGATGAAGGGAACAGTCAGCTGGAGCTTTATCAGAAGATTTTGATCTCGCTCATGGTGGTATCGGGTTTTTTACCGGAGAAGACAGCGGCATCCCTTCTGGAGGAAATCGAGAACGCCTGATGTCAGAACAGCTCGCAGAGCTGTATCCGGTAGCTCTTGAGATGGGGATCCCGGTGGAAATATTCTGGAACCTTTCTGTAAATGAGATATTCGATACTTTGGCAAATATAAGAAGGCGGCTGCTCAGAGAAGAAAAGCAGCGGATCATGGATAATTTCATCCAGGCCCAGGCCATAGCAGTAGATATCTCAGCGTTATTTGCCAAAGATGGCAAGATAGCCCATCCCTGGGATTATTATCCGGAACTGTTTGAAAAAGAACAGAAGGCATACGAAGAAGCAGAGGAAGCCCGCCAGTGGGAAGAGTACATGGAAAAAAGAAGGGCGTACAACGCCGAATGGAACTATAGACATAATCATTAATTTGTTGAGAAAAAGAGAGGAGGTGAGACCATGGGAGATACACTTCATAAGATGCAGGTGATAATTGAAGCTACAACAGAACCATTGAAAAAAGGGATGGAAAACAGCCGGCGGGAAGTAAAGAAAAGCGTTGAAGAAATCCAGAAGGAAACTGAGAAAGTAAAGAATCCGTTCAAGGGGATGGAAAGCAAGGCGCTGCAGCCGGTAAGGAATACTCTGAATAAGATCAGGGAAATGCTCAGCAGGAATCCTGTGAAAAATTTCCAGATCAAGGCAGGCATCAAAGTTCCAACGGAAGAGTATCAGCAGCTTCAGGAAAAAACAATGAAAGCTCAGAAGCTGCTGGATGGGTTACAGGAAAAAAAGCAGAAATTTGAAGGTTCAGGGAAATCAAAAGAAAACCAGCAGTGGCAAAGTCTTGCGTATGACATTGAACATGCCAAAAAGAAGCTTACTGAATATAAAACAGCGGCAGCAGGAATGAGAAAATCAGGAACTGCGTTTGAAGAAAATCCAACGGATGAATATCTTAATATCAAAAACAGCATCAAGGCGGCAAATGAACAGATAAGGAAATATGAGGCAAAGGGAGATAAATTAGAAGCCACAGGTGTAAAAAAAGAAAGTAAACAGTGGCAAAGTCTTGCGTATGACATTGACCAGGCTTATACGCAGCTATGGGAATATGAGGATAAGGCAAAAGAACTGGAAAAATCAGGTAAGGCGACAAAAAAAGTACCTACAGAGGAATACAAAAAACTGAAAGAGGATATTTCACGAACGCGGCAAGAGCTGGAAAGATATCAAGAGAAGGAAGAAAAACTACAGGCGTTGGGAGTTTCCAAAGAGAGTCAGGAATGGAAAAAACTGAAGAACGATATTGCATCCGCGCAAAGAACGGTAAACGAATATCAGACTGAAGCTGCAAAAATGCAGAAGAACAACACAGACGTAAAGCGGCCGGTATCTCTTCCGAGACAGGCATTGAACTTTGGAACAGGAATTTTCAAAGGAATAGGAACAACTGTTTCAAAGGGCTGGGGAGGCTTTACAAAACTTCTGGGAGGTGTTGGAAACATTGCATCTTCCTTTACCGGTGTGATCCGGAAATGCTCCGGTGCTTATGCTGCACTGATCCAGAAGTTCACATCCGGAATCCCGTTTCTTAACAGGACAAAATCTTCATTCAATGGTCTGGGAACATCCGGACAAGGCTTGGCAGGTATACTGAAGACGATCGGAATGACTGCAAAATTTATGTTTGCAAGTTTTGTGATCCGTGGCGCAGTGGACGGGGCAAAGCAGGGAATGCAGAACCTTGCCCAGTACAGCGGAGAGACAAACAGAAGTCTTTCACTTCTGATGTCTTCTCTGACACAGCTTAAGAATTCCCTTGCAACAGCCTTTGCACCAATTCTGAATGTAGTAGCACCGATCCTGAACAGCTTTATCCAGAAGGTGATCAGTGTAGTAAATGCCATAGGCCAGCTGATGGGAGCCCTCACAGGCAAAACCACCATGGTCACGGCTAAGAAAGTCAATCAGGATTATGCTGCAAGTCTGAACAGCACATCAACAGGTCTGAAGAATAATGCAAAGAACGCGGATACGGCATCAAAAGCGGCAAAACAATATCAGCGTACTCTTCTGGGATTCGACCAGATCAACAAGCTGAACGATGATTCAGACAGCTCCGGATCAGGAGGAACAGGAAGTGGAACGGATACATCACCGCTTGGTGGCGTTAATGATATGTTCCAGACAACGGCCATCAAGAGCCGTTTCAAAGATCTCGCAAAACTGATCAAAGATTCCTGGAAGTCCGGTGATTTTACAGAACTTGGCGCCATGGTCGGCAATAAGCTCAACGAAGCACTGGAACGTATTCCGTGGGGTAAAACCCAGAATACCTGTAACAAGATTGCAAAAAGCATTGCCACTTTTCTGAATGGCTTCATTGAAGCTGCGGATTGGAAATTAGTTGGTAATACATTCTCTAAGGGACTGAACACAGCCTTTGGATTTGCAGATACCTTTGCAAAGAATTTCCACTGGAACAGTCTTGGGAAAGCTATCGGAGATGGAGTCAATGGTGCTCTTGAAGGCCTTGACTGGAACCTGATCAAAGGAACCGTACATGATACTGTATTTGGCTTGGTAAGCACACTGAATACAGCGATTGCGACAACCAATTGGAGTGTAGTTGGAAAAACAGTTGGAGAGTGCTTTAACACACGACTGGAAGCACTTTATACCACAGTTCATAACTTTAACTGGAGAGGCTTGGGCACTGCACTGGCTGATCTTGTAACCAACACGGTCAAAACCATTGATACAGGAAAAATAGGACAGACCTTATCCGATGGTATAAAAGGCTTTTTTGATTTTGCAATCTCAGCGATTGAACACATGGATTGGTGGTCCATGGGGGACACCATCTATAACAAAGCAAAAGATCTGCTGGTAAACATTGACTGGAGCGGAATTGCTGACAGAGTTTTTGAAACGATTGGAGCTGCATTTGGAGGTTTTGCCGCATTTATTGGCGGTATCTTTAAAAATGCAGTTGCAGATGCAAGGAAGTATATTATAAAGCATTTCACAGAAGCTGGAAAATTCACCTGGGAAGGCTTTAAAAATGGTGTTGTGCAGTCATTTAAAGATATAGGAACCTGGATCAAGGCACACATTTTTAAACCATTCATAAACGGATTCAAAAAAGCTTTCGGAATCCATTCACCATCAACAGTCATGCGTACGCAGGGCGGATATGTTATATCTGGCCTGTTCAATGGTATGAAAGCAGGATTGCCAGCTGTACTGTCTTGGATTGCTAAACTCCCAGGGCAGACAAAAGAGAGACTTGGAAATGCCAAAACATGGCTACGTGGGAAAGGAAATGCCGCGATCACCGGTCTGAAAAATGGCTGGGAAGCTGTAAGGGAATCAACATTCCTGAGCAGAGTAAAGAAAATCGGTTCTCAATCTTTCAACGCTATCGGAGATATCAAAAGCAAAGTAACGCCGAAAGGCAGGGATATCATAAGCGGAATGAGAACCGGCCTGAATAATAACTGGAGCTCTCTGTCTGGAATATTAAATAATATACCAGGCAAGGTGGCAAACGCAATTCCAAGCTTATACACAGTTGGCCAGAATGTTATTCAGACTTTTGCAAATGGATTTTCAAGCATCCATATTCCTATGCCACATATCGGCTGGGATTGGGAAGGTGGATCTATAAAAATCGGTAACTTCAAATTTTCATTGCCACGTTTCAATCTGAGCTGGTACGCAAATGGCGGATTTCCTGGTATGGGAGAAATGTTCGTGGCAAGAGAGTCCGGACCGGAGCTTGTCGGAAGAATGGGAAACCGTTCTGCGGTGGCAAACAATAATCAGATCATTGCTGGAATCCGGGCAGGTGTATTTGAAGCAGTTGTGAATGCTTTTGAAAGCATGCAGGGCAGAAATGATCGTGGACAGGAACTCCACATCTATCTGGAAGGCGATGCAAAGAAATTGTTTAAGGTGATCCGCCAGGAAGGAAACAACTATCAGAAACAGACCGGAAATCCGGTATTTGGATAAGGAGGCGGTAAAGTGACAGATGATATCATTATTGACGGAGTTACGATGCCGACTCCGGCCCTTTCGGGTTTGACAATAAAAAAGGAAAAAATCTGGTCAAATAATACAGGGCGTGTAGCGAATGGTGATATGGTAGGCGATCTTATTGCTATTAAATATACGTTGGAAATTACATGGCCCATGTTAAGCAGAGCGGATGCTGCTAAGATTGATGCAGCAATCAGCCCTGCTTTCTTTAATGTGACATTTACGGATCCTGGAAGCAATTCCCGGATAACAAAGAGATGCTACTCAAACACACCATCCTATCCGGTATACAGTTATGTGGACGGTGTGAAAACATACAAAGGAGTAGGGGCGACACTGATCGGAAAATAAGGAGAACAGAACAATGAAAATGCAAAACAAAGAAATTGTAGACTTTTTAAATACTTGCGTATCTATGAAAAAAAAGAGCTTGCCAGTCCGTCTGGCGTATGCGATCAAGAAGAACGTGGCAGCAGTCCAGGAGGCTGCGTCAGCTTACACTGCGGAACGGGAAGAATTGATCCGCAGATACGCCAAGAAAGATGAAAATGGTGAGATCATGACGGAAGACGACTGCTATATCATGGAAGACAAAGAAAGATTTGGGAAGGATATGAGTGAACTTCTGGATATTGAGACCGAGGTGGAGATTCATACTGTTTCCATCTCAGTAGTCGAGAAATGTGACGAAGATCCGAAATATGATTCACTGACCATGGCTGAACTGGATGTCATTGATTTCATGCTGACAGAGTAAGGAGGCGGTCCTGTGTATCAGTCAACAGCTGCATTCGGAACCCTGGTACAGCAGGATTCCAGAACATTTAAGTGTTTACTCACCTATGGAGAAACATCCATCACAACCGTACGAAGTATCAAGTTCACCGGTGGTTCTGAAGGAGAAGACGATTTCTCTCTGGGTTCTACCATGTCACAGTACATAGAAGTGGCGATTCCTGGCAAAGGACTGGTAGTTGAAGGAACAGAAATGCTCCTTCAGATTGGTATGGATGTGAATGGAAAAACAGAATATATCCCCATGGGATATTTTACGGCAGGAAAGCCCCAAAAAGCAGATGATCAGATCACGTTCACCGCATATGACCGCATGATGAAGACGGAAAGAACGTTTTCCATGAGCGGATCTAACACAGACACTGTGAATGTGCTGAAAAAGATAGCAGAGATCACAGGGGTTCCGGTCACAACGGCCGGGTTTACGGCGATATCTATGAAAGTCCCGAAAGGGTATAGCTGCAGAGAAGTTCTTTCCTACGTGGCACAGCTTCATGGAAGCTTTGCCGTGTGCAACCGCAAAGGTCAGATTGAACTGCATACATATGCAGATTCCGGATACAAAGTGAAGCCGGGACGGTACTGGGGAAACTTTGAACATAACGATTATGCTTTTAATGTGACTAGAATGGTGTGTGCCACCGGAGAGGATAAGAACGGAACAAGTATTTCGATAACTGCAGGTTCTGGAACAAGAAGTATATCACTGTCAAATCCGTTTATGACACAGGCAGTACTCAACAAGATCCTGGCATCTTTCAAAAATTTCTCATATATGCCAGGTACATTGAAAATGCTGGGAGATCCACGACTGGACCCTTGGGATATCCTGACTGTGGAAGATCTGTCTGGAAATACATACAAGGTTCCTATCATGAAACTGGAATGGGAATACGATGGCGGTCTTACATATTCAGTTGAAGCTGTCGGCCTGTCAGAAGAAGAAACCAACGCAGATTATAAAGGACCGCAGACAAAAGAAATGGAACGGTATTACGCACAGTTGGTAATGATTGACAGGGCGATGATCAACAAACTGGATGTGGAGACTGCAAAAATTACGTATGCATCTATTAAGGAACTGGATGTAGTTAAAGAGAATGTTGAGGAAATTAATGCTAAAAAAGCAAACATAGACCTTGCCAATGTAAATAATGCATGGATTGAAAAAGGCGTACTGAAGGACGGATCCATTGGCTCAGCAGCAATCCATGAAGGAGCTGTAACAAACGCTAAGATTGCTGATGCGACGATTGAAGCAGGTAAAATCAAGTCTCTCAATGCAGATTCTATAGTAGCCGGTACGATTAAGACTGAGCGTCTTATTATCACCGGTCCGGACGGTCAGGATTCCATTGTCAAAGCAATCAATATCGCAAATGGCGTATCTGAAGCAGAAGTGAATGGCCAGAAGATCCAGGCTGCTTCTATAGATGTCGTTGACCTGTCTGCATTCCAGGCTAAGATTGCCCAGTTTGATATGAGTCAAAATGCCATCTATAGTGGCAAGCTGGCTATTAACGATCCAACAAGCGGTGTTTATATTTCCACCACCGGTCTTGGGCTTGGCGACGGAGCTCTTACAAGTAAGAAAGAATCTCCAATCCAGATGTATGCTGATGGTGTATTTAAACTTAAAGGCAAAAATTCATCGTTGGAATTTAATCCGGTGACAGATATGTTGGATATTAATGTCAGCAATTTCCGGATTGGTTCAAAAGAAGCAGCCACAGTAGATAACACAGTCAAATCAACACTCGAACAGTTTTATTCATCCACATCCCCAACATCATTAGTTGGCGGTTCTTGGAGTAATAGCCAGCCCGCATGGACAGAAGGTAAGTATATTTGGAGACGAAATTTCGTAACCTACGGAGATGATCGTACCGAATTCACGCCTTCTGAAAACGGAGTATGTATAACAGGAAATACCGGGGCTCAGGGAGCTCGCGGACCACAAGGTGCTACCGGAGCGAAAGGTGAGACTGGAGCTCAGGGGCCCAAGGGTGCTACAGGCGCGACAGGTCCGCAAGGCCCAACTGGACCTCAGGGTCCACAAGGCGTACAGGGTGTGAAAGGTGCTGATGGTAAAACATATTATACGTGGGTCAAATATGCTGATTCACCTACTTCTGGCATGTCCGATAATCCAAGTGGCAAGAAGTATATCGGCTTCGCGTATAATAAAACAACAGGAACCGAAAGTACGAACTATTCAGACTATTCTTGGTCACTGATCAAGGGCGATAAAGGAGACAAAGGTGACAAAGGATCAACTGGTAACACCGGATCTCAGGGTGCTACAGGTAATGGAATTAAGTCGATAACTTATTATTATGCTAGAACGACGTCTCAGACCGCACCTAGTACTGAAAACATCACATCGACTACAATGCCTGCTCTTGATGCTACGAATAAGTATTTATGGCAGAAAGAGGTTATCGCATATACAAATGGTCAATCTCAAACCACAGTTTTATTATTAGCTGTTTATGGAAATACCGGAGCAACCGGACCTAAAGGTGATAAAGGAGCTACTGGCCCTCAGGGACCACAGGGCGTCCAAGGGGTGAAGGGCGAGACTGGGGCTAAGGGAGATCGCGGACCTCAGGGTGCTACTGGTCCGACTGGCAATGGCATAAGTAAAATAGCTGAACATTATGCCGTATCTACATCTAATACTACAGCACCAACGGCTTGGAGTGCCACAGTACCAACGATGACCGATACCAATAAATATCTCTGGAATTATGAAACGCTTACCTTCACTAACGGATCAACAGCAGATACAGCAAAGCGTGTCATAGGTGTGTATGGAGATAAGGGTAATACTGGTGCAAAGGGAGATAAGGGTAATACTGGTGCTACAGGGGCTGCTGGTAAAAGTATCGGCTCAGTAATTAATTATTATTTAGCTACAAACGCGTCGTCTGGAGTAACTACAAGCACAGCAGGTTGGACGACTGCAGTTCAGTCAGTTTCTTCCAGTAAGAAATACCTGTGGAATTACGAAGTCATTAAATATACTGACGGAAGTGTTGCTAGTACATCTGCGCCATGTATTATCGGGACTTACGGAGACAAAGGTGATACCGGACCTCAGGGACCCAAAGGAGACAAAGGCGCTACTGGAGCTCAGGGACCAAAGGGAAACACTGGCTCTACTGGTCCTCAGGGTGTGAGCGTTACCGCCATCAAAGATCAGTGGTATAAATCAACGTCAAATACTACTCAGGCCGGTGGTTCATGGTCCGATACTCAACCAAACTGGGAATCTGGAAAACATATTTGGACAAGAT